CTGTGTACGCGCTAGTTCCAAAGGCACCGTCTTGATATGCTCTTCTTGGTTCTTCAATACCATCCATGATCCCTTCTTTAATAGGGCCACCCATTCTAAACATCGGTCTATTTAACGGTTTCATTAGCTTGGCTTCATCGCTCCATATATGTTAGCAAACAAATTACCAATACCAAGAGCATTAGATAAAGCTGTGCCAAAAGGATTTGGTGTTTGTGTTGGCATAGAAGGTGTCGCAACACCGCCGGATAATCCAGTTAATGCTGTGCCATATCTCTCTAATCTTCCGTATGGTTCTAATGCACTTGCTTGTTCTGCTTGTTGTGCAGCTGTTAATTTTGTTTGATCTAAACCTTGTCTTAATGCACCAAGAGATCCTAGTGCAGAAATATCTTGACCCATGCCTTGTCTCATAAAATTAGATAAACCAAATTGTTGACCTGCTAAACCAGCTCTAGCACCTGCTAGTGCTTGTTGTTGTTGAAATGCTTGTCCTCTTCTTGCTGCTGCATCCGCAAAACCTTGTGCTCTTAATTGTGCTTCAAGTCCTGCTCTACCTAATGCAGTGTCAGCTCTAAATTGTCCTTCTAATGCACCTTGTCTACCACCACCAAATGCACCTTGTGCAACAGCTTGATCTGCAATTTGTTGCAAACCGCCTTGTCTTGATAAATCAAACTGTCTTAGTGATTCGTCAATAACTTGTTGTTGAAATGGTGATTGAAATGCTGCAATTGATCCAGCCCCGGTCCCTGCTCCAGTACCCGCGAACTGATCTAAGCCAGCTACGTCTTGACCTGCTTGTGTTATTGCTTGTTGTGCAGAAGATAAAAATGGGGCAAAGCTACCAACACCTTGTTGTGCAATTCCTATTGCCTGTGTTTGTAAAGGATCTAATCCTTGTACAAACTGTGGACCCATAAAAGTTTTTGGATCTAATGCAGCACTATATGTTGTTTTTGCTTGTTGGGCAAAATCTGTTGCGAAATCTTTTAAATATTCTGGTAATGCCATTATACTACTCTATTTTCTAATTCCTTCATTGTGTTATACATTTTTTGTGCACCAGCTTTTATACTACCGTTGCCGGCACCTCTGACAGCATCAGCCGTCATTACAAACTCATTTTTACTTAATCTTGCAGGTACGTCGTCTGCTTTTTCTTTTGCTCCAATTGGAACAAAACCACCCTCTGCCCTGAAGTCCATTTCTAAACCACCTAAGTTCATAAGTCCACCTTGTTTTTTAGGTGTTCTAACTTGAACACCACCTGTTGGATAATCAAACTTATTAAACCCTGCTGGTGTATCATAACCTTTTACTTTTGATTCTGGAACTGATCCACCTTTTTGTCTTCGTGTTCTTAAAGCCGCTGCTAAATTTCTATCAAATTCTTCATCTTCATCTTTGTTAGCCGCTAGTCCACCTTGTTTTGCATAAAAGTTTCTCATGACATATTGTTTTTGAGGCATAAACAATAAATCTTTATCGCCATAATTATAAAAATCTCTAGCTCTTTGATTTAATTGAGAAATACTAAAAGGTGTATTTACAATATCTGTCTCTTCTATCTCTTCTTCTTTAGGCGCTAGTAGTCCTGGTGCTAAAAAAGGTAATGCAGCACCAAGTGCACTAGCTGTTATACCAGCTCTACCTATGTTAAACGCACCGTCTTTAAATAATAATGGGTTAGCTTTATTAAAAGGATTTAAAAATCTACCTAGACCTTCGCCACCTACTCCACTAATTCCTTTAAGTCCTAAAGCTTTGTTTCCAAAAACATTTGATAAATTTGCAAGATTACTTGGATTAGCTAATCTTGAAAAAAAACTACCTCCAGCTCCCCCTAATGCAGTGCTTCCACCTAATGCTGCACCACCTGCGTATAGTAAAGCCAATCTACCAATAGGGCTATTAGCAATTTTTTTAACACCTTTAACAGCTTTCTTAATTGGTCTAGTTATTTTTTTAAATATACTACCTAAACCATAAGCTTTTCTTCCAGTTGTGTTGTCCATAATACCACCAAAAGCTGCGGGTACTCTTCTAACACTCATTACTCCAGTTAACTGTTGAGGTTCTTGCATTCTAGATATAGCCATATTTTTACCTTAATTTATCGTTTTACTTTGTTTTACTTAGTAAATCAAGAGGTGGCATGATCACTTTTACATCTTGAGCCATTTCTTCTGGCTTATAACCTTTAGCCAACCAGTCTTTTTTCTCTTTAAAAACCTCACCTGTTTCTTTGTGTCTATAGGTTTCTTCTACTTTTGCGTTTAATATTTCCATTAGTCTGTTTTCTCCTTTAATATATTGAGATAACTAATACCAAACACAACTCCATCAGACACTGTACCGGCCGTTGTATAGGATAATTTAGTGCCACCCTCCACTATTAAAGGAAGCGTTAATATCTCTACACTAGTAGATGTTGCAAGTTGTTGGGTATTAACTATCTCAAAGTTATTGTTTTTAATTGTAACTGTTGGTGTGTTAGATCCTGATTTATTAGTCACTCTTAATGATCTCACTATTATAGTTTCATTAACAGTTGGTTCTAACATATCTACAGATTCTGCAGCTGTAGTAGTTTTACCATAAAATTTATATTGGTTTACTATTGCCATTATGCATCTAAGAAAAAGCTTTTAGCTTCTATCTCTTGTTTTACTTCATCTTGAAAAGAAGAATTAAGTTTTGTTATTACACCGTCTAGATCTCTAACTAATGATTGTAGATTTTCTCTACGATATTCATCTTCTGCTCTTGTTAATGATTGTACAATTTTTGCCATAATTAAAATCCTAATATTCCTGCTAATCCTCCTCTTCTAAAAGAACCCATTTCATCTGATCCACCTGGTCCTTTAGACCCTGGACTTCCTGTAGGGTTACCACCTCCTCCCCCATTTCCACCTTTACTTGAACCACTCCAGCCTGTAGGTGTATGTGGGTTAGGGCTTCCTCCAGTATAACCTTGAGATTTTCCAAAAGCAGAATTAGGATTAACTAAAGATGCTCCAGTTGGAGACTCGTTGTTAGAGGCTTCTATATTAATATCATTTTCTTTTTGATCTATACGACCTTGAATTTCTGCAACTTGATCTCCAGTCCCACCTGGTTTATCAAACTCTTCTTTTTGGTTTGCTAGTAAGTCATCTAATTCTTTTCTAGCTTGATCTAATTTAGCTTGTTGAAATTTTGATAAAACTCCCCGGTTTATCATTTTTGAAATATAATCATTCAATGCTGTTTCATAGTCATTAGTTCCAAAACCCGATATTACATTTTTACCAGCTAATACAGAACCTGGTCCATATTTTAATCCACCTGTATTTGGATCTCTTCCTATCAAATTTAAACCATCAGTAAATTTTAAATTATCTGATGTCCCTGTTACTCTAGTCCCTGTGCCTGCTTCTAAAAAATTTAATTGTGAAGGAAGCGCTGCATTAAAAGTTGGAGAGTTAGGATTAAAGGGACTTCTAAATTTACCTAATATATTTGATACTGTTGGAATACCTGCAAGTGTCCCTCGTGACTGTGCTAATAATCTATCACCAAGCTGACCTCTAATTCTTGGTTTAAAAATACTTCCAATACCTTCTTTAATTTTTCCAAACATAGTAGTTGCTGGAAAATAATCTGAGGTTCCTTCTAAGTCGCTTATTCTAAAATTACTTAGGTCACCCGGCTCTGATGAAAAAGTAGGTGTAAGTGGACCAAAAGGATTAGCACCACCACCTCCACCTCTATCTGTTTGTCCAAAATTAGTAAAAGGTATACCGACTGTCGAATTATCATCTTCTTGTGAGTCTCCAAATGATGGTATTGTAAAAGGATTTTTTAAATATCTTTGTGGAGAAAGATATAAAATACCAGCATCTCTTATTTCTTGATCTGTAGCCATTATCTTCTACCTCCTGGATGTATGTCTAATCTAAAAGTACCTAATTTCCAATCTTGACTTGTAGATGTATTTGCAACTTTTAAAGCTATAGATCTAGCTCTCAATCTTGTGTCAACTTTTGTTGTGGACGGACTAGATGTAAAATTAGTTGTTGTTGGTGAACTATTTGGAAAATCTCTGGTTTGAAAACTAATTTGAGTATCTCCTGTTTGTGATATAAAATCTGGTATAAATCTACTTATTCTCATTATAAACTCTCCATCACCTCTAAGATCAGGTGTTCCAACTGTTTGTCCTCTAACAGTTCTTTGTGTAATATCAAAATCTCCAGAAACAATATTTGCTAAAACTGCTGTAACCACTCCTCCAGCATTAATTTGATCAGTCCCTGTTTCCTGTTGATAGTATATAGTACAACCGTCAGTATTACCAGTAACATCGTACGAGGTATTACTAGTAGGATCGTAAAAAGTTGCATGAGGTCTATCAAAAACAGCAGAGTCTTGCCACGCTGCTCTTGGAAGTGTGCCAGTAGCCCATATAGGACGCTTTGGTGTTGAATCTAAATAATTATATGTAACCACCCTGTCAATTTGATCAGATGATTCCGTGCAGTAAAACCAACTTACTTCGCCAAATAGATTGTTTAAACCTGCATTAATAAGGTCTCTAGATGTAGCATTTATATCATCATAGACATGGTCTTCTACTAAACACGGCATGGATCTTAATTGACCATCATATTGAAAGAATCCATTTTCAGACATCCAGTAAGCCGTACCATCAACTTCTATACATGCATTCTTTCCAAATAATCCACAGTTTGTACCTACTTGTTCAAATGAAAAAGTAAATGGTTGACCTACAAATTTCATAAGAAACAGTGCGGTATCTGTCCAAACATAAATTGCATCTCTACCTCTAATAGCTCCCATAATTTCAGAACCGTCTGCAAGCCTTTGTGTACCGGCTGTGTTAGTAGCGGTGACTGTATATGCATTAGTTCCAGAAATATTTTCTTGATCAGAAAATCTTATAAACATATCATCTTGTGTTGATTGAGTACCAACTGTGGTTTCAGTTCCAAAAAATACTAAGTGTCTATCTGGAGTAGATACTAATACATGTCTAGATTTTGTAGGTGCATTGGCTATAATAGTTGCCCTGTTCCCTGTAGCATTAGCTGCTGCAGCATCCCACTCAAAACATTGACCATTATATATTAATGCAATTAGCTTAGTTCCAAAGTTATCTAATATCCATAAACCTGGATCAATAGTAAAGTCAGAAGATGATGGATCACCCCAAGCAACAAATTTAGAAATATCTGTCACTGTTGCACCTGCACTGTGCCCTGCCTTGGTTGTGCCGTTAACCTCTCTTGCACCACCACTTAAAATATTTGTTGTAGTATTGTTTGCTGTAAAACTTATATCCTCAGACCCTATTCTAATTTCTCCCGAAGATGGAAATGCAGCAGAGTTAGCTAAAGGTATATCTGTTACTGTATCATTGATTGTAGAAGCTAAAGTTGTAGTAGCAGCACCTAAAGCTGTACCAGACCATAAACCTGTACCCCAACCGAAACCACCTAATTGTTGTGCTGGTCCTACTGTATAATATATTAACACAGATGCTGATCCAGCTGCACTTAATGGTGTACCAGACTCTGCTGTATCCATAGTTATAGTGAAAGTCGTTGTGGTTGGTACAGAGGTAACCATAAACTTATTATCTTCAAAAGTAGCATTAGTAAATGTTGAACCAGTTAATCCTGTTACACTATCAAATAAAACAATATCATTTTCATTTAATCCATGTGTTGATCCTAGAGTTACTGTGACTGTCGTTGATGATGACGTGCTGGTAAAATTAGCACCTGTAATTGTTGTTCTAATAGGGTGAATATCATAAAATATTCCACCAGAGTATACATATAAAATTCTATTTGTGCCTAACGCAGCGTATTTAATACCTGCATTATCATCGAAGTGATGGATAGCTCTACCAGCTCCAGTTAGTTTATTCTCTCCTAACTGTTGCCAACCACCTATTTTTTCAGGTGAACCATATCTAAATCTAACATTGTCTCCATCAAACCACTGGCCCTCGGCCCCGGTTTCTGTAACTTGTTTATTGAACCCTGGTAAAAATCCTAATTTTTGTAACATATAAAAACCTGTTTATTAGGTGTTATATCAGATTGTATGTGATTTCAATAGGTTTTAAGCAGAGGGAATCTGTGGTGGATCATCCCCCTGCAAGCCTATTGTATAGACTATTTTTTAATTTTTGTCAATGCTGTGCCTTTGAACCAAGCGGGTACGCCTAGTAAAGGTCTTTTATCTAAATAATTTTCTTTAGCCATTTTAGAGTTAGCTTTATTGTAATGTAAAAATACTTGTCCACAATCTTTACCTTTAAATTCTTCTCTCCAATGTTCAAGATCACAACCAGAATATATTAACATGTCACCTGGTTTAAGATCTATTTTAATACCGGCTTGACCTTTTCTACCTGTTGGATCTAAGTATATTGGCCATGGGTCACCACCTAAGTTTAATGTTGTAGATATTTCACAAGAGTATCTATCACTGTGTCTAGCTAACACATCACCTTCTTTATATATTCTTGCGTAAGAATATGTAGGACTTAATTTAATGCCAGTATGTTTTTCCATAACTGGTTTTACTTCCATTAATAAAGTTTCCATAGCAATATCAGCATAGTGTGAGTAAGTATTAGGGACTTGATGATCATTCCACACACCAAAGTATTCTGTAAACGGTGAAATATATTTGTTATCAAATAAAAATCTTGCAACGTTTCTTTTGTTTAAAAAATATTTATAAACAAAATTTGCAATCTCAGGTGAGATAGCATTTTTTAAAACACTATATTTATTTTTTTTAAACGACATTTAATACTCCTTTTGGTATTGCTTGGCAGTTCCAATGTATAAATCTAAATGGACTATAGCCCATATCTACAATGTACTGATGAGGTAAGTATGATGGAAAGAATATCATTCTACCTGGTTTAACTTTATAATTAATTTGTGAGCTTGCATAAGTTATTTTTGTTTTATCTTTTTCTGGTAAAAGATTCATAACATTACCTGGTCTTGGATCTTCAAACATCGGCAATGATGTAGATTCATCTGCTTTTAAAAAGTAAAAACCTGATATGTGGCCGTTCCAATGTGTATGTAAAGTGTGATGTCCACCACCTTTTTTAGCAAACTCTTGTACCCACATTTCTGTGGTAAATACTTGATAATTAGTTAAATCAAATCCCATTTCACCTAATAAGTTATGTGACGTTGCACCAATATAATTTTGTAATTCTGCAAAGTTAGGATCACCAATTAATGATGTTGAATGAAACACATGACCCATGTCACCTTTGTCACCAAATTTTTTATTTCTTTCATCTATTTGTGGTTTTAATGTTTTCTTAGATGCTTCAATATATTTGTCCGATGCTTTGTTTAAACTATCTACAAACTTAGGTTCATCTGCAAACCATATAGGAGATGCAAAATATTGTTCTAGTTGTAATTGTGTTGGATAACCAACTACTTCTTTTTTTATTTTTTGCTTTCTAGCTTTAGCTTTTTTCTTTTTCATATTATTTAAATGGGTATCCTAAGTTCCATATTACTAAACTGTTTCTTTCTCCACTTTTAACTGGACATACTCTATGCCATACAAAACTAGGAAATACAACTAAAGATCCTTTAGGTAGTATTTCTTTACATTTTAAAATATTAGGTTTCTTATCTGGGTCCATATTTCTAAAATCAAACTCTAGCTCACCACCTTTATAATTTTTTGGATCTGATAATGTTACTGTTACAGATAATTTTCTAATCTTACCATGCGATGGGTCATTTGGATGTTGTCTAATATAAGGTTTATCCCAACTATCACAATGCCAATCGTAATATTGTCCTTTTCTATATTTTGTAAACTGACAAGACTCACTAAAATTCCATTCAAAATTCCAACCTGCAT